TCTGATATTTTTACAACATGGACCACCGCTTCCGCATCGTCTAATGAGGTAGCCGTATACGGAACTACGAGGTCGTCTGCTGGAACGAACTTTGAAACAGCTCGTCCTAATAAATCATCATAGTATACTTTTTTAAAAGTAGAACCACTGAGTGGTAGATGAAATAACATTTGATCAAATTCAGGTTCATATTCCTTCATCTGATCCATGAGTTGATAATTCATGAAATCTTTTACTCTTTGTGATTGAGCTTCTTTAGCAGGATTGGATACTCCAATAACTTGAGTTCTAACGGGTCCATCTGCAGGAAGTAATTCTTTATAAGCAAGTGCTTGAAACTGAGTGACTGCTTCAGCTAAAACGGGGTGAGTAGCTCCACTTGCTCCTTGGAAAGGTTCATTACGATTATCATATTTAAAGCCTAAAAGATCTAAACCATTAACGTAAGATTGTTCCCAATCTTTTCGAGACATTTTATAATCGGTATAATTTTGTCTAAGTTGTATTCCAACGGGATCTAAAACTTCTTCTGGTAGTATATCTGCTAAATTATCAAAGTGCGTGTTTGACTGAGCCTGGTTCACGGCTCGCGGTTCAAAATTAACTGTAGCACCACCTTCTTCATCAGGTGTAACTTCTACAGGTTGTCGTTGTGGTAACTGCTCCGTAATGTCGACATCGGTTGGTGCCTGTGCGCCAGGTACTTTTATCTCGTGTCTAATGTTCGGGAGCGATTTATCTATATCTGCCATTTATACTCCTAGTAATCTCTATCATTAATGTACAGTGAACGCAACCCTTGATGCATGGGTCCTCCAGTTGGTGCTATTGCACTTGGTCTACGTATTCCTACTATACCTCCACCTGCATACATATAATCCATTTGATCACGTAAAGGTTCCATTTGTTTATAAGACATTGCAGCACCATACATGGGATGAACTCTTTCATATCCAATTCCTCTCTGAAGATGTTCTTCATCACTCATGGCTGCTAGTTTTTCTCTAGCCAAAGTTGATTTTGATTTTGTTGCTCCTAAAAAATGTTGAGGCAACCAAGCATCTACACTGAATACATCTGATTGTACCACATCACCTATTTCCCCTGCATAAGGATCTATTCTTTTTTTTCTACCCTCTAAACTTCTATTCCATTCTGTACGCATCAATTCTTTTGAAGCTTGATCATAAAGTTCAAATCCATAATTCGGATCTTTATCTCCGATGGCTCCAAAATAAAATCCCGCTACACTTTCTTGTTCTTTTTTCAAATTCTCAATTTTTTCTCTTAGCTGTGCAGCCCCTTCTTGACTGTCTACATCTATATCTCCTTCTTCCAATGATTTAAGAGTGTTTTCATACTTTTTAATCTCTTTTGCAATTTTACCGTATCTCATAAAATTTTCTACAGCTCTTTGATCGTCTTCGCCGTAACCTAATTTTCCAAGCTGTCCCAATATTTCCTTTTCAGTTACTCCTTTATCACGCAATCCCAAAGTCATGTTTTTCCACATTTCACTGCTTGCTCTTTCTGGAGACATTCCTTTCTGAATCATGTTTTGTTTATCTAACCAACCTATTACAATTTCTGGCCATACCCACTCTGATGATAACAATCTTAAACCTTTTGGTCCTAATTTTTTTATATCCTTAAGAATATCAGTAGCAATGAATCCTGCTTGACCCTGTCTAATAGGTATTTTTTTGTCCTTGAAAACTTTTTCTATTTGATCACTGAGAAGTGATTTATCAAATTTTTTACCTTTAACTAAAACATCAGATATTAATTTTTTTTGCCCTGATATAATGTGAGGTATGTTTTTAATATCAGTACTATAAACTTGTTCACTTAATTGATTAAAAATTTTTTTTCTAACACTTTCACTGATTCCTTTTTTTTGAGAAATGCTATACAAAGCTTGATTAACTCTTTGCTCTGCAATTCTTAAATTTTTAAAAGGGTTATTTGCAACACGATCTCCATGCTCAATTGCATAAGGTGAAAGTGTAAAATTATCAAATCCTTCTTGATATACTTCTCTCATTAATTTACCAAAATTTGTTTTTTCTCCACTTACCGGATGTGTCATTGGTTTTAATAAAAGTTTGTCATATGCATCTCTAGCTTTATATACTTCATTAAAAGGAGTACTGTTTCCTTTTTTCCATGAAGTATAATCATTGTCTATACTTTTCATACTCCATTGTTTTTGTGCTAGATCGTCTTTAAAAGTAAAATAGACTTCACTAGGTTTTATTTTTTTAATACCGTCTTTATCAGAAGGAATATTATCCCAAAAAATTTCATCTCCATTTTTTTTAAAAAAACGTACTTGACTTTCACCTGTTTTATTTTTCCCGTGCTGATTAAAATGTCTTAAAGCATATTGAAAAACATTTTGATTGGGTCTACGAGATAGTTTATTCAGATCTGAAGACCAAACAATGTTTCCTTCAGCACGATATGCTGCTTCATCTAAAATTTCTTTTAAAGTTTTTCCTACACCATCCTGAAATAATTTACCTGAATTGGCAAATTTTATTAAACTTTTATTATTAACAAAATTCTTATTTGCATTTAATCCAGCCGTAATGAGTTCAGTTTTTTTAACACCTGTTAAATCTGTTATCATATTTCTTAATAAATTACTTGGACTTTTAGTTTTAGAAACCAAAGACACATCGTTGTCGTATATATGAGTAAAAGCTTTATTTACTTTGTCAGCTCTTGATTCTAATGTATCGCTAATGGTTTTATATTTTCTAGTATCAAATGTTTTTGAAGTTGTTAATTTTGGTTGAATGTCTTCGGCAAAACTAACGTATTTTAAACTATTATCATTAGCATCTTTAACTAGTTTTTTAGCTAGTTCTAATTTTTTTACCTCTGGATTAATCATATTAAACTTAGGAGCGTTGGATCTATAATAAGTTTCACTACCGTATTTTAATTTTTTATCTCGTAAAAATTCTGAAAAAGATATTGTCTTGGACATATTTCCTTTGTTAAAATCTTTTAAAACCTTCTCGTTAAATTCAAAAACTAAACCCTCTAGTTCTTTTGTTGAAGCTGCTAGATTTAATGGACGTTTACCAGTAACATCTCTTATGAGATCAATATTTTTTTGCTTGGCAAAGACGCTTGCTTTTTCTTCAGCATTTACATATCCAATTTCTTCTAATTTTTTTGTAAGTACACTTTGTTTAATTTTTTTCTTTCCCTTTAAAAATTTATTGGCTTGCTCAGTCATAAAAGAGCTTTCGTTTCTTCCCTGATACCCCGGCCGTGATCCGTCAACCGTGTTTCGTACTAACTGACCACCTGCGTACATGTTCCGTGGTTCCTGAGCCGTGATTCGTGGACTTTCGTTTTCACGTTTTATTCGTTCAATGTAATCTAGTATACTCATTCGCCCAACATTCCTGCAACACCGCCCGCGGATAACGAAACACGGCCGCCTGATGCGTTTGGTTTACGGCTCGTAACATCAAAGTCTTGAAGCATTAAATCTTGTTTTAAATTTTTTCTATTTCGAATATATAATTTTACCTCTTCAATAGCTTTTAACTGTTGAGCTGGTTCCATAGCTGAAATTTCTTTTATAATATTGTCATCTATTTGACCTCTGAAACTTTCAAGTTCTTTTGTTATGTTTTGTCTTTCCTGAAATCCAGCGATCGCTCTTTTTAACTCTGTTTTAGAAGCCATAGGTTTTGATAATTCACCTTTTTTAATGATGTCTTTACCGAATTTCTTTTTTAAGTAAGCTATTCCTTCGTCTAATTTGCTTAATGCTAGCTTGCCCTTGCCTAACGGAACACGTCCGCCTGTTGCATTTTTCTTTCTTTTCCATGATTCTCTCATGGTTTGCATAATTGTTTCTGGTCCCATGCCTTTTCCTTGCATGAGTAATGCTTCATCAATGGTTGCCATAACTTCTGCTAATCTTTGTGGGTTATCATCAACTAACATTTGTTGTAAAAGCTTGTCGTCAATTCTACCTTTGTATTTTTTTATTATTTGTTGAATCAATGTTTGTGCTAACTTGCCCCCGGCTAACGGAACACGGCCACCGGTTGCATTAGGCTTACGACCTTCTTTCAATAACATGTTTTTGTAAA